TTGATATAAAAGGACATGATATTTTTAGAAGATGGTACGTAGATGGTAGAATGTACTATCATAAAATTATAGACAAAGAAAGTCCTAGATTAGGGATTACAGAATTAAGATATATAGACCCTCGTAAAATCAAAAAGATTAGAGAGGTTAGAAAGCAGAGAACAGATGGCATGCCTTCTTCATTTGCTTTTGAAAACAAATTCCAAGAATATTATATATTCAACGAAAAAGGAATACATCCAACTGCTACATCAAACGCAGGTGGGTTAAGAATAGCGACAGACGCTATTGCATTTTGTCCGTCTGGTTTAATAGACCAACAGGCAAATCAAGTTTTATCTTATTTACATAAGGCAATTAAACCTGTCAATCAATTAAGAATGATTGAAGACGCTGTTGTAATATACAGAATTGCTCGTGCACCAGAAAGAAGAATATTCTATATTGATGTAGGTAACTTACCTAAAATCAAAGCTGAACAATATTTAAGAGATGTTATGGCTAGATATAGAAACAAACTTGTATATGACGCAAGTACTGGTGAAATTAAAGACGATAGAAATCAGATGAGTATGTTAGAAGACTTTTGGTTGCCTCGTAGAGAAGGTGGGAGAGGAACTGAAATCACTACATTACCTGGTGGTCAAAACTTAGGTGAAATACAAGATATAGAATACTTCCAAAAGAAACTATATCGTTCACTTAATATACCAATCAGTAGATTAGAAGGCGGTCAAGGATTTAATCTAGGTCGTGCAGCTGAAATTAGTAGAGATGAAGTTAAGTTTACTAAATTCGTAGGCAGATTACGTAAAAAATTCTGTATGCTTTTCCATGATCTATTAAAAACACAATTAATATTAAAAGGTGTTATTGCTCCAGATGAATGGGACAGTATGCAAGGCGATATTACATATTCTTTCTTACAAGATGGTTACTTTGCTGAATTAAAACACAGCGAAATGATGAGAGAAAGAGTACAACTCGCTCAACAACTAGAAGGGTATGTTGGTAAATATTTCTCTAATGAGTATATACGAACCAAGATATTAAAACAAAATGAAACAGAAATTGATGAAATTGATAAACAAATTAAAGAAGAAGGTTCTGAAGGACAAACCGAAGACGTCCCAGCCATCACGCCAAAAGAAGAAACGAATGGTAGTAAAGAAAAAGAACCAACATTAAAACCAAAAGAAGGAGAAAAAGATGTCGGAAGAAGTAATTAGATATGGTGCTGGTGGCGTTCCTTATGTAGAAAAGAAAGCAGAAGCACCTAAGGAAGAAGTTAAAGAAGAAGTAATTTCTGAAATTTTAACAAAGAATCCTAACAAAGAAAAAAAATCTGAATCTACTAAAGAAAAAAAGTAATAGGAGATAAATAATATTATGAGTAAAGAAAATTTAAACAAGTTTGTTAATTCACTACAACAAGGTGACGCTAAACAGGCAGGAGAAGATTTAAAAAATTCTCTTGCAGATAAAGTTAGTGCAGCCTTAGATGACGCTAAAGTTGATGTGGCTAGATCAGCATTTACAGGACAACAAGGCGCAGACGCTCCAGAAGCGAATGTGTTTAGTGGTAATGATATAAGTGCTGAAAATCCTACACCAGAGGCGGCTAGTGATGAAGTGGCTCAATAAGTTTATTAAAGATAATATAACTGAAGGCAACGATTACAAACGTACTAGACAGTACAACAAACTTACGCCTAAAATGAAGCGTGCTGTAGATATGATATTCAGAGCTGCTGATAAAGACGCAGATGTAATATCTAATTTTGAAAAAAATATTAATACAGCTGCAAAACAATATGGTGTACGTAAACAAGATTTAATGACGTATTTTGATAAAGAAACGTTAACAATTTTAAGGAGATAAAGATGGCAACAATTATACTAAAAGGAGCGCTAGTCGCAGGTACATTATCAGATAATACTATCGGTAATGCTCACTTTGTAAGAATAGTCGCTACTGCTGGTACAAATACTATTACAGTAAAAGATGGTAGTACAGTTTTAGGTACGACTTTGTTACATACTGCTGGAGATGAAATCACAATTGAAAAACATGCTAAACATACAATTTCATCAAGTGGTAACGTAAGTGCTAGTGCTGTAGGCGTAGGTCACTAACATGGCTGATACAGTATCTACACAAACATTAACAGATACGACAGGCGTAAAGTTTGCCGTTAAGATAACTAATTTTTCTGACGGTACAGGTGAAACTTTAGTTAAAAAAGTTGACGCTAGCGAAACAACTTTTATGACTGAAGACGGTAATCGTAAAATATCAAAAATCTTTTATTCAATAAACACTGCTAATCCTAAATCAGCAGTAGAGTTGATATGGGATGGTACAGATAATGCAACGGCAGTTTTATTGTCTGGTCAAGGTTTTTGGGACTTACGTGCCGATGGTAATGAGATAGCTAACAACGCAACAACACCAACAGGTGATGTTTTACTATCAACAAAGAATTTCGCAATTGGTGATAATTACACGATTTTAGTGGTTTTCAGATAGTTATTTGTATAAATAATAAAGAGAAATAGAGATAGATACAAATGAAATTAATTACCGAAGAAATATCAAACGCAGAATATATTGTAGAACAAAAGAATGGTAAAAAAAACTATTCTATCAAAGGTATATTCATGCAATCCGATGTGAAAAATAGGAATGGAAGAGTCTATCCTAAAGAGATACTTCAAAAAGAAGTGTTTAGATATAATAGAGAGTTCATCAATAAAAGCAGAGCATTCGGCGAACTTGGTCATCCTGATGGCCCGACAGTAAATTTAGAAAGAGTTTCGCACATGATTAAGGCTCTATATCCTGAAGGCGCAAATTTTATAGGTGAAGCACGAATTTTAGATACCCCATATGGAAAAATAGTGAAAAGTTTAATTGACGAGGGTGCAAAATTAGGTGTTTCAAGTAGAGGAATGGGCACACTTGCAAACGTAGGTGGTGCTAACATAGTCAAAGACGATTTTTATCTTGCAACCGCGGCTGATATAGTCGCAGACCCCAGCGCTCCAGACGCTTTCGTAGAAGGCATTATGGAAGGCAAAGAGTGGGTTTGGAATAATGGCGTTTTGAAAGAGCAAGAAGTAAACGAATTAAAGTTACAAGTAGAAAGTAAAGAGAGAATGGCAAGAGCAAATAAAAATGCTCAGGTATTTGAATCTTTTCTTAAAAAGCTGTAATTTTATAAATAGTAATTGACTCATTCCGAGAGGAGTGGTGCATTTATTTTACAACAACAAGAAAAACTATTGAGGAGATAGAACGATGGCTGACAATACTGTGGCAGATTTGCCAACAAAAAACGCAGCTCCAGCTGAACCAGCAAAGTCATTACAAGCAACTGTACAACAAGTTATGAGTAAAGCAGTTACTTCACCGACAGACGCAAAAGTAGATTTCGCACAAGGGGTTAACCACATTACAGGTGACCCACAACAAAAAAGTGCAGGAGCAGCTGACGCAATGCAATCTCTTAAAGCCGAGGCAGATCCTAAAAAATCATATAGCAATGCCAACGAAGCTGACGAGAAAAAAGACGAAAAAGAAAAAGAAGAAGTAAAAGAAGTAGCAGATAAAGAAGATGAAAAGAAAAAAGACGAAATGATGAAAGCTTCTAAAGATAAAGAAGATATGAAAGAAGGCGAAATGCCTGCAGGTCTTAAAAAATACCTTGACAAGAAAAACGACAAGTCTGAAAATAAAGAAGACGAGAAGAAAGATGTTAAGGAAACTGCTGACGAAGACGAGAAAAAAGATAAAAAAGAAATGATGAAAGCTTCTAAAGATAAAGAAGATATGAAAGAAGTAGCTGAAAAAGACAAAGAAAAAGAAGTCAAAGAAGTTGCTGATAAAGATGATGAGAAGAAAAAAGAAGTTTCTGAAGTAGCTGATAAAGAAAAAGAAGTTAAAAAAGAAACTGCTAAAGATAAAGTTAAAGATATGGACATGAAAGAAGATGTTGCTGCTCTAACTGAAGGTGAAGACCTTTCGGAAGAGTTTAAAGCAAAAGCTGCTACTATATTTGAAGCTTCTATCAAAGCAAAACTCGTTGAAGAAATAGAAAATTTAGAGAGCGAATACGAAACTAAGGTTAATGAAAAAGTTGAAGAAACTAAATCAGAAATCGTAGAAAAAGTTGACGCTTACCTAAACTATGTTGTTGAGGAGTGGATGAAAGAAAACGAATTAGCAATAGAAAAAGGCTTAAGAGCTGAGATTACTGAAGATTTTATCGGTGGTCTTAAATCTCTATTTGAATCTCACTACATCAATGTTCCACAAGAGAAGTATGATGTGATTGAGGCTCAGACTGCTGAAATAGAAAAGTTAAAAGAAGAAGTTAACTCTACTATTGAGAAAAACGTTGAGTTGAATCAGGCAATCGGTCAACACGTAAGAACGGATATCATCAATGATGTTACATCTGATCTTGCTGAAACTGAAACTGAAAAACTTAAAGGTTTAGCAGAAGGAATTGAATATAAAGACGCTGACAGTTTTAGAAAAAGTGTAGAAACATTAAAAAATTCTTACTACCCTAAAGCAAAAGCGAGTGATACTGAATCTAATGAAGTAGCAGAAAACAATGCTGGTTCTATGAACGAATCAATGGCTGCATATACTGCTGCAATTAGTAAATCAAAGAAAAACCCATACGTAAAGTAAGGGTTAGTTAATTAACTAAAAAAGAAGGAGAGATAGAAAAATGTTTTTATCTGAATCAATGCAAAACAAGTGGCAGCCCGTTTTAGACCATCCTGATCTTCCTGAGGTCAAAGATAGTTATAAAAGAGCCGTTACTTCAATGGTATTAGAGAACCAAGAAAAGTCGCTAAGAGAAGACGCTGCTTTCTTATCAGAAGCTGCGCCAACTAACGCAACTGGTTCCGCAATACAAAATTGGAATCCTATTTTAATTAGCTTAGTTAGAAGAGCAATGCCAAACCTTATCGCTTACGATATCGCTGGTGTTCAACCTATGTCAGGCCCAACAGGTCTGATCTTCGCAATGAGAAGTAGATATACATCTCAAAGTGGTGGTGAAGCTCTTTTTGACGAAGCTGATACTGACTTTTCTGGAAGAAACAAAGCTGGTTCTTCTGTGTCAGGGGCTTCCGCTGTAGCACAAACTGGTGAAAACCCAGCTGTTCTTAATGACTCAATAGGTACTTCTACTGGTTACACAACTGGTACTGGTATGACAACTGCATATGCAGAAGCACTTGGAGACGCTGCGGCGAACTCATTTGCTGAAATGGCATTCTCAATTGAGAAGTCAACTGTAACTGCTAAGTCAAGAGCATTAAAGGCTGAGTACACTATGGAATTAGCACAGGACCTTAAAGCAATTCACGGCTTAGACGCTGAAACTGAATTGTCTAACATATTATCTGCTGAAATCTTAGCTGAGATCAATAGAGAAGTAGTTAGAACAGTTTACAGAACTGCTGAAGTAGGTGCTGCTGATAATGACAACTCACATGCTGCAATTAACACAACAACTGCTGGGGTATTTGACCTTGACACAGACTCTAATGGTAGATGGTCTGTTGAGAGATTTAAAGGTCTTATGTTCCAACTAGAGAGAGATGCAAACACAATCGCTCAGAGAACAAGAAGAGGAAAAGGTAACATGATTATCTGTTCTTCAGATGTTGCCTCTGCGTTACAAATGGCGGGTGTTTTGGATTACACTCCTGCATTAAACAACAACTTAAACATTGACGATACTGGTAATACTTTTGCTGGTGTATTAAATGGTAAGTACAAAGTTTACATTGACCCATATGCTGCTAACATGGCAAGCAATGCGTCACCTACTAAACAGTACTACGTTGTTGGTTACAAAGGAACTTCTCCATACGACGCTGGTTTATTCTATTGTCCGTATGTACCTCTACAAATGGTTAGAGCAGTAGGTCAGGATAACTTCCAACCGAAAATCGGTTTCAAAACTAGATACGGTATGGTTGCTAATCCATTTGCTGGTGCTTCTGCGTCAGGAAATATTACTGCTGACGGTGTTGGTGCAATCAACGCTAACAGATACTACAGACGTGTTCAAGTTACGAACATCATGTAATATTTGTTGAGAAACAAATTTAAGAAGGGCGCTTCGGCGCCCTTTTTTTTAGCATAAATAAAAGTAGATTATGTTTTATACTGAAAGAATAACAATTTACAAAGAAGAAAAATCAACAATAATGAACGTATTCCTAAGAGCAATCGCAGGTATTGTAGTAATCTGTGGTTTCTTTTTTCTGTTAGCACAAGGTCTTAATTACTTACAAAAACCTAACGCATTAGATAATGTAGAGAAAAGACTAGATGAAGCAGCCGAAAAAGAGAGTGTCCTAACAGATAACGAGAAAAAACTAAAACAAGAAGCCCAATCAAAAGAATGGGATGATTTAGACAAGCAAACAGATAAATAGCTGTATGACAGTTACAAACTCATACACTAGACAACCTACTAAACTGGACTATGCAAGTCCAACGCAGTTTAAGTTTCAACTAATTAAACTACCTAAAGTAGAGTATTTTTGCACATCAGCAAATTTGCCTGGTATCAATCTAGGTACTGCCGAACAAATCACACCTTTGAAAGATATACCACTACCTGGTGATAGATTACAATATGATACTTTGACTATTCAGTTTTTAGTAGATGAAAATTTAGAAAACTATAGAGAGATACATGGTTGGTTAACTGGTGTTGGTTTTCCTAAAGATTACGAGCAGTTTCAAACACTACAAGGTGCAGGTACAGACAGATTTCCTTCAACTCAAAATGTAGGTACTAGTAAAGAATTAGGTGAAATTAAAAAGGCAACACAAGACGATGGTGGTTTGTATTCAGACGCTACTTTAATAATATTGACAAGTAAGAATAATGCAAATTTAGAAGTTAGATTTAGAAATGTATATCCTACTTCACTATCAGGACTAGACTATAATCAGCAGGCTACCGATGTTGATTATCTTACGGCAACGG